AGATTTGGCAGAAAGAGAAGATTACCTGATGTGTTTTCACAAGACAAGGGAATCGCCTCACACGAAGTGCGTAGTGGAATTAATTTCTTAGTGCAATCAGTTGCATCTGATATCAACCTTATGGGCGGTATAGATATGCAAAGATACATAGAAAAGACAGGCATGAAGTCTAAAATATTTGCACTTGTTCACGATTCCGTACTAGCAGAAGTTCCTGAAGATGAGATAGAACATTATTCAGAAAAGCTTCAAGAGTTTATACAAAAAGATAGAGGATTATCAATCCCAGGCGCTCCAGTTGGATGTGACTTTGATGTTGCTGATGACTATTCACTAGGTAAGTTTGAAAAGTTATATGCAAATTAATTTTGAGCCAGATTGGGATTATATGTTGGAAAGAGCTGCTACTTTTTATAGTAGAACTCCTTACATAAATTACAATACAGGATATACTTATAAAGACTATTGGGATGAAAATTTAAAAATGTTTGCAGGTATGGAAGAACCTACTATAGTAAAAACAAGTAAAGAAGGAAAAAGTTCATACTTACGTCCTCATAGTCTAGGGATAGGTACTAGACTGGCTTCTAGATTTGAATGGAGATGGGAGTACAGTGGCAGTAGACATCACCCTAGAAACGCTAATGTTTGTGTGGAGTGGTGTTTAACAGATAAGAAAGGATATATAACAGACCTATCAAAAGAGAAATCACTGAGAGTAATACAACCTGAACAAATATGGTTTTGTATTTATGGAAAACAAGAGTATGATAAGGTTGTAGAATTTTGGAATAAAACATGGCATATAAGAAGAACAAAAGATGATTAGATATCCAGTATATGTAGTGCATGGAGAGCCAGAGGAACTGGACAATATGTTATGGCTTGAAGACCAAGTCATTGATGATAGAAATATGTTAGGAGAGAGTCTTGGAATAAGAAGATTACAGACTCCAATGAAAAGTATTTATCCATTGAAGTATCAATGCGATGATGAAGTAGCAATGTTAAAACACAGAGGAAAGCATTTTGTGGATTCTAATGGGTGTTATTTCTATAATGAAAAACTAGAAACAGCTCCATTAAAATATCATAAAATTAGGATTATAAAAAAGAAAGAGGTGGCAACAGTACTTTGGATAAAGGATATACCTTTTCCATTTACTGTAGCACGACCACCAAAGGCAGAAGAAACATGGGCAGGTGTACTTTACAAAAAAGGTATACCTTATGCTCTATGGGAGTATGCAACTGAAAGGAAAAAAGATACATGGCGCAAGATTTAGATAAATTAAAAAGAACATTAGAAAAGAAAGTATGTTTAGTACAGTTTGAATGTCTCAAAAGCGGAGATACAAAAACTAGAGAAATGACTACTAATCCTGAATTTACTAGGGGTATGGACATGAGAGCAATCAATGAAGATACTAGTAAAGTAGATAATAAGATTATTATGTTTGATGTAGAGTTTATGAAATGGCATGATATAAAAGAATATACAATACTAGATTGGAAAGAATTATAATGTGTGGATTTGTTGTAAGTACAGAAGGCAGAGAAGTAGACGGCATGATAGATGCGCAAAGATTCAGAGGGCCTGATGAGCGCGGTGAAACTATTAGATACTTCAATGCATTAACATGGTCTCATGTATTACTAGACATATCAGGAGAAAAACAAGTTCAACCTTACATAACAAGTAAAGGGAATATAATGGTATTTAATGGAGAGATGTATGACTCCAACATACCAAATGATACTAAGTTTTTAGCTGATGGATATGAAAGATATGGGTTTAAGTTTATAGAGTTTACAAATTGGCATGGGTCTTTTTGTTATATGGATTATAAAACAGGAATATGTGATATCGTAAGAGACCATTTTGGAGCAAAACCTCTATGGATGAGACGAGAAAGACATAACGGTCTTAGTGTTACTACAAGCCTAGCAAGTTTTAAAGACTCCAAACCAGTACCTCTTACAAAATCTTTTCTTGGTAATGCTATATGGACAGGTACTAGTAGTCCGTTTAAAGGAGTTATGAAAGTAGAACCTGGTCAAATATATCATTATAATGTACGAACTGGAATACTAAAGAAAGGACTAAATTTATGGTCAGGGTACCAACTAGAGAACTTTCCGTTTAATCCAGAGCAGTTCAAACATGAGTTAGTACAAGGAATAAGAAAAGTAGCAAAAAATAAACAAAAAACAGCAATCTTTTTAAGTGGTGGTTTAGATAGTACATGCGCATTGGGCGTAGTAAAAGACATGGGGCTAGACTTAACAGCTTATATTTGTGCATACTCCGATGAAAAAGGAGATATGTACCGACAAGAAATATTTGCTAATGAATCAAAATTAGCAATTAAAACTTGTGAAGAGTGGGGAGTTCCATATAAAGTAGTAACTTTATCTAAGTCTCAAAGAGATGAATATGGTAAAGCATGGTTAGAGAAAAATAATCTTATATGGAATGATGACAATAGAAGAGCGCCTAGGTATGCCCTAGCTAAAGCAGCCTCAGAAGATGGGTGTAAAGTTGTATTAACAGGAGATAGTGCAGATGAGTTTTTTAGTGGATATCAACATCATGCTAAAAGATATACAGAAGGCTACAATCAGACTTGGCAGGAAGAGTTCCCTAAAAGACATAAATGGGTACAGAAAAGTATGTTTGAAAGAGATAAGCAAGGATTTAATTCTACACTTTTTATAGATTTAATGGTAACAAGTGAAAATAATGTATTAGCTGCCGACCAAACATGTGGTTTATTTGGCATGGAATCTAGACCAGTATATCTTACACAAGAGTTTGCTAGATATATTTATCAGCAAGATGGTAAAGTAAAAATGAAACTACATAAAGATTATGCCTCAGGAACTTACAAATATTTACTAAGAGAAGTTATGAAAGATTATATACCAAAGCATATACGAGAAAGAAAGAAAAAGTGTGGTTGGTCTAGTCCTTGGGATAATAATTCTGACCCAATGAAAGTACAAAATAAAAAAGTATGGGAACAATGGACAAAACAATAGGATTTACTTGTGGAGCATTTGATTTGCTACATGCAGGTCACATAGTAATGCTAAAAGAAGCAAAGGATAACTGCGACCATTTGATAGTAGGATTACAGACAGACCCGAGTATTGATAGACAAGAAAAAAATCAACCAGTACAGTCAGTGTTTGAAAGATATATACAACTAAGAGCAGTAAAGTACATTGACGAAATTGTTCCCTATGATACAGAACAAAGTCTGTTAGATTTGCTAGAAGCAACACCAATACATCTTCGATTTGTAGGAGAGGATTGGACGGATAAACATTTTACTGGTAAAGGATTACATGAGATTTTCTACACTAGTAGAGCTCATTCTTTTTCTAGTACTAATTTAAGAAATAAGATAAATGAAAGCAGTCCTAAGTAACAGAATATACATGAGTGTAACTAAAGAGTTACATAATTCTATAGAGAAGGAACTTACCTATACTATTGCTCCTCGTATACCTTCTGACCCACCTTTAGTATTTAAAACAATTCGTTTTATAAAAGAGGGTTTGATTTCTATACCTATTGGAAGAATGGATTTAATCCCAGATGATTACGAAATAATCGATAAGAGAACTAAGTCGCCGATAGAACATGCAGACTTTAAGTTTGATTTACGACCAAGCCAAAAGAAAGTACATGATGAGATTGATGACAATGCTATAGTGAACGCGTGGGTAAGTTGGGGTAAGACATTTACAGGTTTAGCTATAGCTGCAAAGCTTGGTCAAAAAACACTTGTTGTTACGCACACTACCAATCTAAGAAATCAGTGGGAAAAAGAAGTACGAAAATGCTTTGGAATTGAACCAGGCAGAATAGGTAGTGGAGACTTTAAGATTAACGCTCCTATAGTTATCGGGAATATACAGAGTTTATACCGAAAAATGGACGATATAAAACAAGAATTTGGAACATTGATTTTAGATGAAATGCACCACGTCAGTAGTCCTACTTTTACACGAATAGTAGACGAGATGCCTACAAGATATAAGATAGGCTTGACAGGGACACTAGAAAGAAAAGACGGGCGTCATGTAGTTTTTAGAGATTACTTTGGGCATAATGTTTTTAAACCGCCTAAAGAAAATTATCTTATACCAGAGATACATGTTGTAAAGTCAGACATAAGATTTTTAGATGGTTCGTTTACGCCTTGGGCAGAACGTATAAATCATCTGGCATATAACGAAGAATATGTGCATAGTGTAGCAATGATAGCTGCAAAATATGCTGCATTAGGACATAAAGTATTAGTTGTATCTGATAGAGTTGCTTTTCTAAAAGCATGTGCTAGATTAGTGGGCGATAATGCAGTGTCAATTACAGGGGACATGGACTTCCAAGAAAGAGAAGATACTATGAAACTAATAGGAAAAGATAAGAATATTTTATTTGGAACACAATCTATTTTTTCAGAAGGAATATCACTAAATGATTTAAGTTGTTTAGTACTTGGTACACCTGTTAACAATGAGCCACTTCTTACACAGTTAATAGGTAGAGTAATAAGAGAAAAAGAAGGAAAGAGACAACCAGTAGTGGTTGATATACATTTAAAAGGAAAAACAGCTACTCGTCAAGCTAATGCTAGAATGGGTTATTATATAAAGCAAGACTATGAGGTAAAAATATTATGAGTCAAGAAATACAATTAAATTTAGAAGAAATGAGAAAGATGAAAATCTTCCTAGCAACACCTATGTATGGAGGAATGTGTCATGGTCTTTACACCAAATCACTTATGGACACAGTGGGGCAGTTTCAGCAGTTTGGAATACCCATGCAACTATACTATTTGTTTAACGAGTCTTTAATTACAAGGGCAAGAAACTATTGTGTAGCAAACTTTTTAGAAAGTGAGTGTACACATTTACTTTTTATAGATAGTGATATTGGATGGAAATCTATGGATTTGATGTATATGATACATCTTATGGCAGAACATCCTGAAGTATATAGAGTATTCTGTGCATTATACCCTAAAAAGACTATAGCATGGGAGAAAGTATTAAAAGCAGCAAAGACAGGGATGTTTGATGAAAAACCGTGGGAACTAGAAGAAGTAGCGGGGGATATGGTATTTAATCCTAAACATGAAGAGTACCCAGATGGACAAGCTCCTGTGTATGAGCCTGTAAAAATTAAAGAAGGTGCTACTGGATTTATGTTTATAGAAAGGTCTGTATTTGAAGAGTATGCAGAAGCATATCCTGAACTATTATATACTCCCGACCATTTAAGAGAAGGAGAGTTTAAACCAGGACAAAAGATTACTGCCTTTTTTGACTGTGTAATTAACGAAGAAAATAGATATCTTTCTGAAGATTATATGTTTTCAGAGTATTGCACTAAGCTAGGAATCGACATTTGGGCATTGCCCTTAGTGGAGTTAATGCATTGTGGCTCACATATTTTCAGAGGAAGTATAGTTAAAATGGCACAAGCAGATGTACATGCTACAATCGCACCAGACGACATGGCTAAAATGCAACAACGTCCCAACGACTTAAGGGAAGAAAAATAATTCTTGACACGAGTTCAAAAATTTGTTATAATATGTTACTATTTGATTGGAATAAGATAATGAGAGTAAGCAAAGGAAGTGTTGATGATATGATACAAATACTTCGTATAATGACTTACAAGATTAAACCTAAAAATTACCACGATAAGACTTTTAAGTTTTATCAGTATCGATTCGGCGGACAATCATACCTCCTAAACCCAAAGGAGTTACTAGAAGCTGGTCGAGCATTGAGTGATAGAGAAGTTGTAGAGTATGCAGGTGTCGCATCCTTTCGCAATTATCACAACTATGTAAACACAAAAGACACCACACTAGATTTTCTGGAATGTCCAGTTTCAGAAGAAATTATAAATAATAACAGACTGCTTGAAATAAAAGATGGACGGGTACACTTTTACTACGAGGAGACATTAGGAGAATAAAATGGCAATTGGATTCAACCAAACCAAGGGCTCAGCCCAAAAAAACAAAATAGAAACATATAACTACGCAGGTAAAGAAGACCACCATGTAAGACTGGTAGGAGATTTACTTCCTAGATATGTGTATTGGATTAAAGGAGAGAATGGCAAAAACATTCCTATGGAGTGTTTATCTTTTGACAGAAACTCTGAAACATTCAACAATGTAGAACATGACCATGTTCGAGACTTTTACCCTGATTTAAAATGTGGATGGAGTTATGCCGTTCAGTGTATTGACTACGCCGATAAATCTATAAAAGTTCTTAATTTAAAAAGAAAGTTATTTGACCAAGTTATAGTAGCAATGGAAGAGTTGGGAGACCCAACAGACCCAGTTACTGGTTATGACATTCATTTCAAAAGAAAGAAAACTGGTCCACAGGTATTCAACGTAGAATATCAGTTAGCAGTTCTTAAGTGTAAGCCAAGAGAATTAGAAGATTGGGAAAAAGAATTAACTTCAGGACTTAAGTCTATGGACGAAATTCTTGTTAGACCAACTGCAGATGCTCAGCTTGAACTATTAAGAAGAGTTAACGGCAATGACGCAGGTGAAGTATCAGAAGATATTTCTAGCGAGTTTGACGTTAGTTAAGGGGGAATTATGTTTAAACCACGAATGACAAGTATCGGGGACTCGTTCCCTCATTTTACACTACAAGGTGTAGACAAGGATAACAACTTTATAGAGGTTTCTGTATCGAAAGAATATGAACCTTTAAAGCATGATTACACAGTAATCTACTTTTATCCTAAAGACTTTACTTTCATATGCCCAACAGAGATTGCGGGAATGGATATGTTAGTAGATGAAGCAAATGTCATTGGTATAAGTGGTGACAATGAGTTCTGTAAATTAGCTTGGAAACAATCTAATGAACTCATTGGAAACATACAACACTCCTTAGCCGCAGATTGCGGTATGGGACTTGCTTCTAACCTAGGAATAGTAAACGAAGAAGCGGGCGTATGTTACAGAGCTACTTATATTATTGATAAGAACAGCGTAATACAACATATTAGCGTTAATACATTAGACACAGGCAGAAATGCTCATGAAGTTCTTAGAACTTTACAAGCAATCAAAGCAGGTGGATTAACAGGGTGTGAATGGACACCTGGGGATGAACTATTAGGATGATTTTATTTACAGCAGACTGGCATATTAAACTTGGACAAAAGAATGTACCTGTAGCGTGGGCGTGTTCCCGCTATGAGATGTTCTTTCAACAAGTACAGGAAGCTATAGATAAACATAATGTGACTCTTCACATCATAGGCGGGGACTTGTTTGATCGAGTCCCTTCTATGGACGAGCTTACTTTGTACTTTGACTTTGTAAAGAGACAAAGTGTAAGAACAATTATCTATGACGGCAACCATGAAGCCACTAAGAAAAACAAAACTTTCTTTGACAATTTAAAGAGAGTTACAACAGAATTAAACCCCTGTGTAGAAGTTATTACAGAAACATACTACGAAGACGACTGGGCAATATTACCTTACGCGGATTTGCACAGAAAGAACAGTATAGAAACGATAGATGCAGACTACTTATTCACTCATGTTCGTGGAGAAATACCACCCCATGTTATGCCTGAAGTAGAACTAGAAAGATTTGATAAGTACAAATTGGTTTTTGCAGGAGATTTACATGCTCACGAGAATACTCAAAGAAATATTGTATATCCAGGCAGTCCAATGACAACATCATTCCATAGAAATATAGTAAAGACAGGGTACTTAGTTATAGATACTAATACCCATCATTTTGATGAAGACTGGTGCTGGACATGGCATGAATTTGATTTGCCACAGTTATTAAGAAAGACTATCGAAGACCCAGCGGGTATGCAACAAACAGACTTCCATCACACTATTTACGAAGTTACAGGAGATGTACAGGATTTGGCCAAAGTCAAAAACTCAGACCTTCTTGATAAAAAAGTAGTAAATAGAACAGTAGATGCACGACTAGATTTAAGTGGAGACTTAAGTATGTCGGACGAGTTAATTAAATATCTACAAGAGATACTGTCTCTTGATGATGAAAAAGTAAAAAATATTATAGGAGTATTCAATGATTATTCTTCAGAAGTTGAAGTGGGATAATTGTTTCTCATATGGCGAGGGCAATGAATTAGACCTTTCCAAAGATACACTCACACAACTAGTCGGAACAAACGGCGTAGGTAAATCTTCCATACCTTTGATATTGGAAGAAGTATTATTTAACAAAAATAGTAAAAATGTTAAAAAGGCGGATATAGCAAACAGATATGTTAACCAGGGTTATGATATTAGTCTCGACTTTACTGTCGATGATAATTTATATAGTATTGCTGTTAGTAGGCGTACTAACCTCAAATGTAAGTTAACAAAAGATGGCGAGGATATAAGTTCTCACACAGCATCAAACACTTACAAAACACTTGGGGATATATTGGGTATTGATTTCAAGACATTTTCGCAATTAGTGTACCAGAATACTAATGCTTCATTACAGTTCTTAACAGCGACAGACACAAATCGTAAAAAGTTCTTAATTGATTTATTAAAACTTGATGACTATGTTGCGTACTTTGATATATTTAAAGAGGCAGTACGTGTTGCTTCTAGTGAAGTCACAATGGAGACTGCAAAAATTGCAACAATTGAGAAATGGTTAACAGACAATATTCTCGAAGATAGTTCCATACTTGATAAAATGATTTTACCAAAAATGTCAGAAAAAGACGAAGAATCTTTGCGTTCTTTACAATACGAATTTGAAAATATCTCCGAAAAGAACAAAAAAATAAATCTGAATGAAAATCTAAAGGAACAGTTAAAAGCGATAGACCTTGACAAAGCAAAAATGCAGTTGACAAGCTATCCCGAAGAACAACCTTATATAGAACATTTAGGAAAAGTACAGACACTTAAAGTAGAAAGTCTAAATGAGAAAGAAATGGTAAGTAAATATACTGACCTAATGTCTCAGACAAATGCAGAGTGTCCTACTTGTAGTCAAACTATAGATGATGCTTTTGTAGCAAGTCAGCTAGAGAAACACGAAACTAAGTTTGCAAAAATTAATGAAGAGTTGCAAGAACAAGAACAACTCACAGATACAATTGGTAAAGAGAATGAGATACATAAACAAGCAAAACGGAATATCAAACAGTGGGAGGATCTCTACAGGTCTATTGACATTGAGCTCCCAGAACAAGCAATCAATGCAGAAGAAATCCAAAAACAAATTGCGGAACTTCGTGGAAAAATTGCCACTGTTAGGTCGTCTCTTCAGGAGGTCATAGATGAAAACACGAGAAGAGAAAGGCATAACACAAGAATTGGAATCATTCAAGAACAAACGGAACAGTTTGAGAGCGACCTTAGTAAAAGCGAGTCTAGACTACAGAGTGCAGAAAACAAACTGGCGATACTTGAAACACTTAAGAAAGCTTTCTCAACAAATGGACTCCTCGCGTACAAGATAGAGAGTCTAGTAAAAGAGTTAGAAATTCTTACAAATGAGTATCTAGCAGAGTTTAGCGATGGTAGATTTGCCATCAATTTTGTAGTGGAGAACGATAAATTAAATGTGGAAGTCTCAGATAATGGCAATATTATTGACATTCTTGCTCTTTCTAGCGGCGAGTTAGCTAGAGTAAATATTGCAAC